TCTTTTGGAGCAAATCGCTTTGCTTCTACCGCTGCCGCCATAATTCAATAAAAAATCTTGTTATAAAATAATATAATAATATAATATTTTATTACCAATCCAAAACTACGCTAAATGTTCGCCTGTATATAATTACATAAATCACACCTTACTCTCATCTATTTCAAGGTCGTTGATTTTGAAACAGTTGATTAGAACTTCCGATGGACCTTTCGCAACGTGGTGTTTCGTGCCGCTACTGTATTTTTTGTTCGTTTGGGCGGTATTGTTCATCGCCGCCATCAACGTCGCCATATTCGTCGCAGTCGCTTCGCTTCCACTATTCGACAACGCACTTTCCAATTTTATGATTTTCAATTCGGTTCCGGTCGGCGTTTCGCATGCCCCCGCCCGTCGTTTCACCGGTGCGCGGTGTTCATACCCGGTCTCTCGCTCTTCTTCGATCATCGCCCATACACGCGCAAGCACTTTCACCGCCTCCTCGAACCAAAGTCGATTCCGGCGAACAAGAACACAACTGTATTCATCTAAATACCAGTAAATCGTCCGCACCCATACACTTCGAAGCCGCTCATGTTTCGCAAATATTTCCGCCTCCCACTTATCGAATTCATACGGTGTAGCACCGATCGGCGCATATTCGTAGAGTTGTGTCGGTGCCACGATATGCCCGTATTGTGTCACCGCCGGCGCGGTTTGAAACCACAAAATAATACCCTTTTCATTCCCCTTCGCGGTATATCCTTCTTTCGTTGTTCCATCCGCGTCATACTCTTCTTTACTCTCATATTCTTTGAACCGGGTTTCAACGAAATCGCATTCATCTAAGTCGCATACCTCCATTTGGATCTGTGTTTGAATCCAGTATTCTTCTTTGGGGTGTCCGGTAATCTCTCGGTTAAAGATATTTTTAATTTCCACCATCCGGCCATACATCGGCGAGGCTGCATCGATATTGATACCATCCGGTGATGCGCCAATAAATGGATAGGTATCATGCTGAATACACCCGAATTCGCCCAACGTCGTTCGATTTCGGTGTTCATATACCATGACTGTAACAGGCTCGTATCGTTGCCCCCAGTGAAGGGGGGAATTCACCGGACCTTGAAGTGGTGCTGGCGGACTCTGATTCGCCGACCCCGAAACTGCCGCCGCTGCGGCCGCTGCTGCCGCTTCTGTCTGACTTTTACACTTTTCATAGACAAGTTGATTGACCGATGCTTGCGACCCAAACGCTTTTGATGCCGCACTTGCCGTGATTAAATTATTACGTCGGGCGTACCATTCCGGCGTTCGTTGGTCTGGTTGAGGTTTTTCTTGAAGTGTGCGAATTTTTGCGCTCATCGATGCGGCATCAATACCGGAGCAAGAGCGTGTCGCAGGCGATACACGAGGAGGCGCGATTTCCTCGTAAAATCTCTCGGTGATCTCGTTATATAACTCTTGGATATACGCCTCCATGACTTCGTTTAGTGCGTCAGCTTCCGCGGAGGTGGCGGTTGAGAAATTCGACTGAATCGGATCTAATTCTGAGAAGTATTGGCATACATAGCTATCAATCCACGTTCCAACGACCTCTTCTGTATTGAAATCCTCGCGCTTGAATTCCAATATATTCTCTCGCGCAACGTCGGCCAGTTCATCAAGCGCGTCGTCGATAATGATCTCTCGATCTTCATCGGTTGGAAGGAGTGAATACGGCGAGGTGGTGGCGTATGCGGCGGTGGTGGCGGTGGTGGTGGCGGCGGTGGTGGCGGTGGTGTAGTCGTCGTATTCGTTGTCTGTGAGGGTAGCGTCGCTGTCGACGCCGTTTCGTTCATAATTGTTGTTATTATGTACATTATTGTTGATTTTAGCATTCATAATTAATATAATAAATACATAAATAATATAAATGCGTTTATATCCGTACATAACGCATTTCTATTATTCAATTTAATTTTATATCAGGGTATAGTAGTAATTCATATTATTGTATATTCTTTCATCGTTAATCATTCATCGTCATTCAACGTCGTAGAATGGTCGGTGCCGGATTATTACCTGCCGCTGTTCATAACGGCGTGATTTATTTATTGTTTGGTCGAGAGAATGAGCTGAATGATACGCCTGGTTGGGCGGATTTCGGCGGAGGAACCAAACGGAATGAAACCATATTAGAAGCCGCTACGAGAGAAGGCAGCGAAGAACTGAATGGGCTATTAGGTTCGCAATCCACGCTGAAAAAGGTGGCGGTTCGGCGTAAAATCGCGGAACTAAAATTTAAAACATATACAACGATCGTGTTTAAAACCGAATACGACGATAAATTAGAAGAATATTACTCGAACAATTATCGTTTCTTCGAGAAATACTTGCCGGGTGCGAAGAAGAATCCGCATAACGGGCTCTTGGAAAAGGCCGAAATCAAATGGTTTTCATTTGCCGAGCTTAGGAAAACCCGTGCGAAATTTAGACCGTTTTACCGGAACATGGTGGATATCATATTGGAACATGAAGATGAGATAACGCGTAAGCTCATGAAGCCGATTTGTGGGGCGCGTTGTAGTTTCAAGATTGTTCGGGGATCTCGTATCAATAATACATCGCGTAAACCCAAAACAAAAAGAAGAAGAGGACACATGATAACCAAGAAAATGAAGATAAAGCAATAAAATTGAAATACTTATATCATATATAACCGAAATCAACTGAATATGGAAAATCCAGCTCTTACCGGTAGTCAAATTGCGAAAAGCGGATTTGATGCGGAAGAAATGATGACAAAACAAGAAAGTATCAAGGTGAGTTTGGAGGTGTATTTCGAAAAGCCGATAAAAACGATCACAAAAATGGACTGCCGGCCACATCCGAAGAAAAGTGACATCAAAATTGAATTCGATGATGGTACGTCTTGTTCTGCCCAAGTGAAAAATACAGCAACCTCGGCATCGGCATCGGCATCGGCATCGGCATCGGCATCGGCATCCACTTGTGCGAGTTCAAAAATGATTGGTCGCGGATTCTCAATCGACCGCCGCGATGTAGATAAAATGTGTCCTGAATCGCCGGAACTGACTGAGACTTTGATGGCGGTTTGTCTACGAGACAAAAACAACGAGCGGAAAACAGTATGTAAGAGTGTAGGAGAGAAGGTATTGTTACAGAACATCTTGGGTAGCGAAGAAAGCACACAACCACACTATTTCATAAAAACAGAAAGTGACCGTGTCACTAGCGAAATCAAAAAGATGGATATTTGTCCAAGAGATGTATTTACGGGAAAGTTAGTCGATACCTTATACGAAACCGCTGTTTCAAAAAAAACATGTGTTCATTTATCACCTAATATTTACCTTCAGCGAAAAGGCGGGACAAAAGGCGAGAAACGCCCCAACCAAATTCAAACCAAGATGCGAATAACGCCAGATGTTGATTCTGTATTCATAAATATTTATCAACAATAAATAATACTTACTAATAATATCGACTAATAACCGTAACGATGATACATCAAGCACGCCCGAAATAAGATTCAACGAGAGGAACAAATGACAACGGAACATTCACTACGATACTGTTGCCAAGATAGAATAACGAGTTTTCATCAGTGCTTCCAGCGAAATTATAGTCAGATGAAAAGCCGAACATGGCGAGTGTTTCACGAACAGACAGACGGCGTATTACATCCCCGACCTTATACAAACCTGTTTTGGCACCTGGCCCGCCACTACTCGCACATACGGTTATACCAACATTATCAATATCGTACACTCGTTCACCTTGTCTCCCTCCTTTACCAGTTTCTTTCGAAATAAGGTCATACAATATATGCGGTTTTCCTGGTTTTGATACCCCTTTTTTTTCTATCAAGTCATAATTATATAATTTAACACGAGAATTGGCCGCAACAGATTCCGTTGTCGTGTTATCGTTTTTATCTAGAATGGCCGAAACAGGTGTAAATGTTGTTATCGTCGGTTCGGGAATCACAAATGGCATTTTTGTGCCAACGATGAAAATTCGTGTTCGAGCTTGGGGGCTACCATAATCTACCGCATTACAACAACGCGATGTAACTAGATAACCGCGTTTCTTGAGTTCGGTTTCAATCGTTTCATATGTTCGACCGTCATCGTGCGTTTTCAAATTTTTCACATTTTCAAGTAAGCACATTTTTGGATTTTTTCCATCAATAATATTTAGTATATCATAAAATAGATTTCCTTTCTCGGTGTCTTTGAATCCTTCTCCGTTGCCAGCGATGCTAAATGGCTGACAAGGAAACCCAGCACATAATATATCAAAATCCGGCATACTAGGAATATCCAGTTTGCGAATATCACCGTGTGGTTTTAGTCCATAGTTGGCTTCATATATTTTTCGAACCCCTTCGTCTATATCACATGCGAGAACACACTCAAAATGTTTTGACGTATTAAATGCAGCGTGAAAAGCACCTAACCCACAAAATAAATCGATATATCGGATTTTTTCACCTGTAGTAATTGATGCCGAATTCTTCTTGACCTTGATAATTTTTTTCATTCGTCGTGACGTTACACACTCTGTTATTATAAAGCATAATCTAATGTGTTTAATTCAATTTTACGCCACCTTCGACTACAGTTTCGTCAAATCCCATTTTTCGCTTCTTTGACATATTCGTTACAGGTGCGAGTGATTTTAGCGTAGACTGACGTTTTTCACATCGTTTAAGTGTGAATTTTTTAAAACCAGCATGATAAATGAGGCATGGAATACTTGTAATCGATCCGGTTGTTTTATCGTAAATAACATCCTTCGCGCGCATGAGTTTTTTCTGTTCGAGTGCGCCAACAAGAAATTGGTAAAGAGAATTTATTTCTTGATCTGTATGGTTTTCGGTTTTTCCATGGCGTGTGGCAAATTCTTTTAATTTTCCGATCTTTGCGGATTTATCCAATTTATTCCATGGGTCGCTTTTATTCGCGTTTTTTTCATTTTCAAGGATGTCGTCGATGTTTGGATTTGTAATGACGTCCGGTTTCAATAAATTGTAATTACCGGTGAGAAGCATATTTTTGTAGTTGATGTTTTTAAGTGCTGCGTCATCTGGATCATTTACAACTACATTCGATGTTGTTTCGGTTGTAAGGTTATGCTGTGGACCATTTTTTGTTAAAGACGAATCTACTACTGTGCTGATTTGGGCGGAGGCGGATGCGGATGCGGAGGCGGATGCGGATGCTGCTTTAGGAGGCATTTGATATACATAATATACAAAGATGACTTAAAGTTGTTTTTTGTATATTATGGTTATTTACATCGGCATGATCATGCCGGGTCGTCTACCGCCGAATGATGGCGGGAGTTCGCGTGGTTGAATCGGCATAGGCAACGATTTGGGTTTCGGTGCGGGGCAACGATTAAAGTTTGTTGTGTTCCCGTTGAAAGCGTTGATATTCAACGAGAACTTCGATTCGGGGGCGGCAGAGGCGGAGGCGGAGGCGGAGGCGCAAGCGCAGGCGGAAGAGAAAGCGGGATTCAAAGACATTTTATGATATACTATGATATTTTGTTTTATGTCAATTTATGCCAACGTCGATGTAAAACCCGTAAAACCCGTAAAACCCGTAAAATTGAAATCTTATTTCATATTTTCAACATGTTATGCGACAACAGAGACCAATACCAATACCGATACCGATGAATCTCTTCATTCTCTCACTCGACCCTGCTAAAATCGCGGAATACATGATGGACAAACATATTGCTAAAATCATTCTGGAGGCGGTTCAAATGTTATGTACGACACAACGCCTCCTCACCGCTGCCTCCGCCTCCGGAGTGAAAGAATGCGACCCCTGCGTCTATAAAATCGCGCACAAAAACCACCCAGTTACGATTTGGTGCCGCGCATCACAGGCAAACTTCATCTGGACCCTCGACCTCATCGATGCAATGCACGCAGAATGGAAATACAGATACGGGCATCCAGCAGACAAGCAGCATAAATCATACAGCGTTGCCCAATACCTACGCAGCAACGTTCTACCTGCTCATGTATTCGAAAAGGTTCGCATTCCAGGAGTAATGACGCCCTTCGCGCTTGCGATGCCTGATGAATTTAAGATTCGCAGCGGCAGCACCGACCCAGAACGCAACACCGGAACCAGTCACGGCGCTGATATCTATGACGCGGTTGCTTCCTACCGGAGTTATTATTTGTCCGCCCCGAAGCGCCGCATCGCAAAATGGGGCAAACGGCGCGATATGCCGTTGTGGTATGCTCGCGGGTTGCGAAAAGTGGAGGGTCGGCCGGTACCTAAACTTATTATGAAAAACCACGCATCAAAGGTATAAAAACGAGTTCCGATATGAAAAACACTCGAATGAAGTATTGGTTCCACCAGATTGAATCAGCGTTTGATACCTGCGATATTTAGTGTATGTTATATGTAATCGTTTCGAGGTTTTTATTTTTCATTTATTTTTCGTTTATTTTCAATTTACATTATGAAAAAAATCGAGATACAAGGCAAGCGGAATCAAGACAAAATGAAACAGATGGATGACCCGACTGCGGTTATCGAGAGAAAGAATCAGGACAAACGAACAAAGGTAATACCCGATGAGTTCTATACGACGGATCAATCTCTCACTTTAGACATACTGAAAGCTTACGTGGCGGATCAGTCGATCGGAATCGGTTACATAGCCGCCAAGAAAGCGATACTATCAACCGACGAAGTTTTATCTATGATACTTCGAGAGATTGAAGGGAAGCGTAAAGCGTATATTTATCAAGACAAACATCACAATATCTATGACCCGCGATTTACTGTAACCACAAATCATGCTGTCGAGTTATTGGTTCAATCAGAGTTTGTGTGTCACTATTGTCGAGAGATTTGTCAAGTCACGTATAAAGAAGCGATGTGTAGGCGACAATGGACATTAGACCGAATCGATAATAACTACGGTCACAACGATACGAATGTAGTTATTGCGTGTTTGGATTGTAATTTGAAACGCGGAACGATGGATGCCGAGAGATTTAGAATGGGGAAGCAATTCACATTTCGGAAACTCGAATAATATTCTATTGGATATATAGTAATAATAATGACCAATAGAATATCAAGAAAACGACAAAAAAACAGAGGTCGATATAATGGTACAAAAAAGCGGCATATGCGTAAAATTCATGCCAGTAAAAGGCGACAAATTGTAACGAAGAGAAGAAAACGAATGTATGGGGGGTTTCCATGGAGTAAAGTTGAGCCTGATGCCTATATTACTACCTCTAAAAATTGGGATTGTAAATGTAAAGAAAAAGGTTCAAATGAAAATGAAGATGAAGATCCACGACCAGAAGAATTGTCAGAGCAAGTAGAGCAAGGAGGGCAAGTAGAGCAAGTAGAGCAAGGAGGGCAAGGAGGGCAAGTAGAGCAAGGAGGGCAAGTAGAGCAAGGAGGGCAAGTAGAGCAAGGAGGACAGCAACAACAAATACAACAGCGGACAATCGCAGTACAACAGCGGTTAGCAGACGTAAATAGACAGCTACAACAGCAACAACAACCACTACCACAACAACTACCACAACAACCACTACCACAACAACTACTACAAAAACAACTACAACAACTACAACTACAACAACAACAACTACAACAACAACAAAAACAACTAGAGCCACAACTAGAACAGCACATAGCACAACTACAACAGCACATAGCACAAAAGCAATCGCACCAGCAAGTACAACACGGCATACGAAGTCAAACAGGACAATCACAAATTTTTGAAGTTCCGGTACCCTATGATATTGAAGTAGACTCTGAATCAGACGACGATAACCCTCCTCTTCCGGTTAGTTATAGAGGTCCTCCATCTTCATTACTTTCCAGCTCAATCAAAAGGTCAATCGAAGGTAAACTGAAAAGACCAAATCCGCTTTTAGATATCCCTCTAACTCATGGCCACCTCTTTGATCCACAGCAAAGACTACCATCGTCGGGCGAGGCACCCCCTCCGAAACCTTCCGTACCAGCAGAAATCTCTCGCCGCACCATTACCCCGTTGAATGTTATTATCCCCGCCGAACTCGAATCACCCCCAAAGACGAGCGTAACGGGTTTAAATTCTAAAAATTTAATATTTACGGAGGATGGAATAAAGATTAAAAAAGATGAGACAGATGAAAAATCCCAAATTAAACTTAGAAACCTCGGTTTTCATGAAGGCGACATTATAAAATCAATAAAAAACGTACCGATAAATAGTTTATTCAAACAAGGTAAGATTAACCCTAATAATAATAGACTCAATCTGGAGACATTTATAGAGCTAACTCAGGGTAACCCAGGTGAAAGAGTACGATTTAGCGTAAGTAATGATACTAATATACGTGTTGTTGAGATTACATTAAGGCGACCATCATCAGAACAAAGAATACAACCGTTACAAATAACAGATACCAGAAGATTAAGAACATTAGGCGGTCATAATTTTGGAGGCGGTGGCAAAAAAACGGTATCTCGACGTAAAAAACATGTAACTAGAAGAAAGAGTAATAAAAAGAAACATACGAAAAGGAGGAAGGTGATGGTGGGTGGGGCGTTGCCAGATGGATGGGAAACTATGTCAGATTTTGAGAAACAACAGTATATGCTTGACAATAAGAGTACGCTGAGCCCATTTATTGAAAGACACATACAGGCTTACGAAAGTAAAAAACAAGCTGACGCGGCGATCCTCGCGCGATCACAAGGACGCCCACCCCAACAGTATATTTCTCAACCAGCTTCGGCTTCTGTATCTCCGCGCAATTTTACTCCACAGGAAGATATATGGTCACGTTTGTTACGTAAACAACAACTGCCACCGGCTGCTACAGGTCTAATAACATCGGAATCGCAAGGACAAGGGTCAGTCGCATTTCAACCTCAACAGTATGAAAGACCTCCACAGTCTGAAAGTGTTAGTCCGAGAGGTCCATCCAGTCAAACAGACTATCCGCCGCCGCCGCCCTCCTTATCCCCATTTCCGTCGCCCGCCCACATCAAATCTTCGGCCGCATTTCCACCACCGTCATTTCCACCATCATCAGCAGCCTCCGCCGCCCAATCACCACCATCGTCATTTCTACCACCACCGTCAGCCGCATTTTCACCGCCATCATCAGCCGCAGCCGCCGCCGCATTTTCACCACCACCACAGGAATCACCACCACCGTCATTTCCACAACAATCAGCCGCCTCCGCCGTCCAATCACCACCACAGTCATTTCCACCACAATCAGCCGCATTTTCACCGCCACCATCAGCCGCCGCCGCATTTCCACCACCACCACAGCAAGAGCAACAGCCGCAAGAGCAACAGCCGGAATCACCACCACCATCTGCCGCTGCCGCTGCCGCCTCTGCCGCCTCTGCCGCCGCTGCCGCATTTCCACCACCACAGGAATCACCACGACAGGAATCATCGCCGCCATCAGAGCAACCGCTACAGCAACCGCTAGAGCAACCGCTACAGCAACCGCCATCAGAGCAACCGCTACAGCAACCGCTACAGCAACCGCTACAGCAACCGCTACAGCAACCGCTACAGCAACCGCTACAGCAACCGCCATCAGAGCAACCGCTACAGCAACCGCCACAGCAACCGCCACAGCAAAAGACTGTTATTTGTAAATGCAGCCGAAAATCTAAAACACAAAATAAAGGAAAAGGAAAAGTAAACCCACCAGTTGAAGTGAATGAGACATGGTACGGTAAAGTTAAGTCCAAGGTTAAGTCCAAGTTTTCCAAATCAAAGGAAGCACCAAACCAACCAACTAACGCAAATAAGTCAAGCAAACGACCCCAGAATCCCGTATCCAGATCAAAATTATCGGAAACAATTGAAGCGTCACCAGTTCTGAGTAGGAGTGAACGTTTTTTAAGAAGATTTAGACCAACATATCCCACGGATCCGTTTTCGCCCAAGTTTTCAGGTGATCGTTTGTAGCCGAAATAATAAACTTCAACGCACGTATTTATCTCTCACGCATACAACTTGCTATCCTCCACATTCCGAGTGATCTCTTTGATGAATTTATCCGCATCCAGTAATTCGTTGATATTCTCCGACCAAGCACGTCGATACCGAAAGAGGAAGCCCACCAGCCCCGCCATCGTTATCGTTTTCTTCTGAATGTGCTCGTAAAATCGGTCAAAGTCGCGGTCGATTTCCTCCGCGGTCATTTCCTCCTTCCGCATCATATCGCGAAACAGATGCTTGACATCCACCTTCTTCGGATAATTCATATGAATAATCATATCTGTCCGTCCCTGACGCAGCAACGCATGATCCAAATTCTCCGGATGGTTCGTTGTAATGAATGCGATGAGACCTTTACGGGAAAAAACACCGTCGAGCAAATTCAAGAGATGGCTGAATGTGAATTGACTCTTGTTTTCGGTGGAACTTGTGCGCTTCTCGAAAAGACAGTCGATATCCTCAAAGAGCAAGACCGACTTTGGTGGAATATCGCGGAACGCGGCGAGAGCAGTATTATTATCCACATCATGGTTAATCGAGAAAATACACAGGCTATACCCGATCTCTCGACACATCGCTTTAATTATACTCGTCTTTCCGCTTCCTGGAATACCTGTCAGCAGATAGTTCTTCTTATACGGAATCCCAAACTCGTCGTACTCCTTCTCCTTCTTCAAAAAATCCGTAATATCGGCGCGGAGTTTCAGTTTCAGTTTTTCATCGAAATAAACGGTGTCGAGCGTACGCGATGGGATTTTGTTATAGCGCATCCACTCGCCATATTTCGACATGACGAACACATGGAGCTTCGAATCATCTTGTTCGTTATTTTCGAGGAAGTTGTCGCTTTCGCGGTAAAAATGGTGGAAAATTTCCGGTGAATCGGTGAGAATCGTCATCGATTCGAATTTCTCTGCGCCGTCGTGACATCCAACAGTTAGGTCTTCTTGGCGGTATAACAGATGGAACTCAGTTGTTTTCGCTGGGTCGGTCTTCGTTGCGGGGACCGTATAAGTATATTTGTATTCACCAAAACCCATCTGTGCGTAGCAGAAATCGTCCTTGTCGTATTTGTAGGGGCGGCGGCGGAGCTTTATTGGGGTCGGGGCCGGTTTTGTCGTTTCTGGATTGGTGACATAATTCACAGTCGGCGGCAAATATACCAAATTATTTATCGTGTGATACACATAGAGCAACATTTGATTGATGATACCTGGGCTATCCGTATAATATTGATACTGTCCTACGGGCATTTTCTTCAAGTCGACGACGAGTTTTGTGCTCGTTCGGTCGGTTCCTGCGTCGCTCTCGGTATCGCTGGAATCCTGTGTTTTTGGCATCGTATTTGCTAATTGGTATTGGTTTTCGTCGTTGTTTTTAGGAGATTCGGAATCGGCACGTTCGAGAGATGACATAACAAATTTAATATTACTATAATACAATATTGAATACGATTTATATCATATTATATGCCCGCAATTCGGAATACAAAAAATAAAAGGAAAAATATACGTAAGCAATATACAATAAAAGGAGATATGAAAAAGGCTTCCAAAATATCAGTTCCTATGATGAAAGATGCGTTGATAACAGAAGATACTGTGTATAGATACTGGTTATCACGTATTTGGAACGAAGATAAACCCCGTATAATATTTATTATGTTAAATCCATCTACTGCGGATCATATGATTGACGACCCTACCATTAAAAGAGTCATTCAATTTTCGATGGATTGGGGGTATGGTGGCGTGTATGTTGTGAATTTGTATGCGTATCGTAGCACAAAACCCAAAGGACTTGAAACTACATCTGACCCAGTAGGTCCAGAAAATAGAAAACATATACTAACACTTATTCAAAACAAAGAACTTAAAGTCGATAGAGTTGTTTATGCGTGGGGGAATGGAGAAAAAGAGCCCGATTGGCTACGTGAAATTGTAAAAGAACCGTTCTGTATTGCTCTTTCCAAAAAAGGAATACCCAGACATCCATTATATTTAAAGGGTGATTTACAACCAACAATATATGTAAGAGAATCATGTTCAGAAGAATAAATCGGGCGAAAACCGATGGAAATCGGGCGAAAACCGATGGAAATCGGGCGAAAACCGATGGAAAATCGGGCGAAAACCGATGGAAAATCGGGCGAAAACCGATGGAAATCGGTTTAAATACTAACCCTTTATGTTTATTACACGACTTCATCACACAGAATCAAATGTTGGCTTGTCAGCATCCTCCCAACAATACACCTCCATCGTTTCACTCACCACACACCATCGCCCTAGCACATGGAACCAGTATCTATAACACACAAAACGACCTTCTTCTTCATAAAGTCCTGCGGTTCTACCATGAAAACGGCGGCGAAAATATGGAGAAAATGCTCGCCGTGATCAACGGAACCACGAATATATCTCTCCGTATTATGGACTGGTTTGTTACGAATTATTCGAAGAAGCATTATACGGTCTATGACCTCGAAGGCAGCGGAACACCCCCCAAACGTTTCAAGGTCTATGTTGATTATAAGTTGAAGCTTCGCGCGTATTCGAAGAAACGGTTCGACCCTTTCTGCCGCTGGGAACGAATCAACGTGCCGCATATGAGCGGGACTACCTATATTCAAACCACACTCGGGCAGCTGAATTTCTTTAAATGGGCGATCGAGAATCAGGTGCTTCGGTATATCCACGAGAATTATTCGGTGATTGAATCTGACATGAATATTCGGAACAACACGTCGCGTAAGATGGCGAAGTCGCATCAAACCTCTTCGGCAACTGTAGATGGATGTGAAATAAAGGTGGCCGACGCTGCCTACGACGACGACGACGCCACCGCTGCTCATGCAGCTGCTACAATATGCGTTACTGAGAAAGTAATGACGAAACCGAAAAACCGTAAGAAACGTGAAGAATTATCGTCTTCCGCAACCAAAAGCATTAAGAAAGAATTCGTGGATATCGTCATTACATTCGATTGATACCGATATTGAGAAGGAGAGTCCGTAAATTAGATAAAAACAAATAATATTGTTAGTATAACTAAGAACATTATTCCGCGATGGGCAATCAAGTAAGCCTCGTTCCAAAAGTTAGCTATGAAGACATCCAAATGGTCGTATATCGAAATTCGCATGTCCAACATTCAACACTACTCATTAATACGATGCCTTCTACCTTACAACACTGTCTTATAAAAACAACGCTGGATATTCGTTTCGAAGAACGTGTTATAAATGCTCTCATTCACAAAACTCCTGATATCATGATAATCGTATATGGTAAAAATTCAAATGATATTACGATATTACACAAATATGACCAGCTGGTGAAACTCGGATTTACGAATGTTCATATCTACACCGGCGGTATATTCGAATGGATGCTTCTTCATGAAATCTACGGAAAAGACCTTTTCAAAATAACGAAATATGAAATCGATATTCTGCGGTATCGCCCGAAGTCGGTATTGCTGGCTGCGATGGCGGGGGGTGGCGGGATTGGCGGCTATATCGAAGACGGGGGGGGTGGTGGGGTAGGAAGTGAGCCACGATATCCGAGAGATTTTAATAATAGTAATAATAGTAATAATAGTAATAATGATAATGATAATGACGATGATATTCGTATTCATATTCCAGATGAAACAACCGACCACGCCGACGGTGGTAACGGAGGTGGAGGCATTATCGCAACAGGAATAAAATGGCTATTCGGTTCATAGAAAACCAATATAAAAGTCGAACTAGTATATAATTACGCACACACCCACACACCACACAAATGAAAATCTTTGTCCTTCACTATTCCAAACTCACCGACCGTAAGCGTCATATTATACAACAGTTTGAACGTCATGGTATCACCGATTACGATTTCATCGAGAAGTTTGATAAAGACACAATCACCGATGAAGAATGCCCTGAATTCAGCCGCGACTATATCACCAGGCGCCGTGCGGAATTATCACTCCATCTTAAACATATTTACTTATACCGCCTGATTATTCGAGAGAATTATGATGAAGTTCTCGTATTTGAAGATGACGTGATTCTCACGACGGGTTTCATGGAAATTCTAGCACGATACATGACACAATTGCCGAAGGATTATGACATGTTATTTATTGGAGATGGTTGTAATTTACATATTCCAAGAAGCATGCAGACGCCGAATCAGTATATTTATGAAAAATGCCTTCATGAAACTGCTTGGGGTGGCAACGGTGCGTCAAAATGTGCTGATAGTTATATTATTAGCAACGTATGTGCGAAAAAGATATGCGACTACATCGACGAGACTACTTCGACGAAGAAGATCGACCTCCCGGCGGATTGGTGGCTGAATGAAGTTGCGAGAGATCTCGTGTTGAAAATGTATTGGGCAGAGCCGACGATTGTAACACAGGGGTCGCAGAACGGCATGTTTTCTAGGTCGTTGTAGAACTCACGAAAACATCTTCGTATAATACGCGAGATCTAGTTTTTCATATTTTAGTTCGCCTTTATCATGCTTGTCTTTGAAATCGGCCAACGCTGTCACCAATAATTGTAATGAAATGTCTGACCATCTCTCTACAATAAGCACCGGCAATCCTTCAAATAAATCGTTGAATACCGTCGAACGCACGATCGGAATACATCCGCACAATAATGCTTCCCATGTTCGATGACAATCCATTCCATTTCCGAAGGGTGATAATACGAAAGCGTATTCTGTCATGTTCCGCCATGTTTGTATTCGTGGAATGAAAGTCGTTTGCTGAGAGATGAGTTCGGCGGGTATCTCTCGAATCGCGGTTACACGATCGTTGAAACGGTCTGGACACAGCATCACATTTGAATAGATGCGTATTTTACGCTGATGAAATGGCTTCATGGTATCGCGGATTTCGCGAATAAGTGTACATTCTTGACCGAGTGGTGTGTGAGGTGCGACGGCAGTGGCGGCGGTGTCGGTGCTTCCGATTGCCCATCGATGCCACGGATTCGCGCTAATCGTATGATAATCCATCCCAATCGGGAATTGTCGCAGTTTTCGTGTTACATTTTGTATCGCGTCTTCGAGTGTTTTCGGCGCATCACTCGTTTTATATATCGCCGCATTTGCTGTCCATAGTTTGGTTATTTTCTCGGTAAGAAACACGCGGCAACCTTGAATATCCATGTTTTGAGAGAATAATCCGCGAAGGTTTGAACTTATCATAAACATCAAAAACTTATGGTATTTCTCTCGAGAGACGGCTTCATGGAACATCGTTAGGTCGCCGTCGCCGCTGACGACAATATACGGAACTGTTATTTGATTCGCATAGGTTTGTATGAATTCTTGAAATGCGTCGCAGCAGACATAGATGCCAACGGGGGTTTGGCGGTGGCGATACTTCTCTTGATTCACAATAAACTGGCGAACGTGTTCCAAATCATTCGGACTACTTGAACGTGGGTATGATGAATGAATAGAACACGATTTTAATAAACCGCGACTAGATACGAAGCGGCATGCGGCTTCATTACTTGCCGACGACAACGACGACATGCTAGATTGAATCGTAAAAGAATAATAGAAAAAAGAAAAAGAGTATGATTCAATAATGATATACTGAATCATAATATTTAATTCGTTTATTACGCAGACGCAGACGCAGACGCAGAGGCACGGAGCATCAATCCCCGTATAAATTCAGTAATAGACTCCATTCTATGTGACATGATCGTCGGGGTTTGGTTCATATCCTCATTCGCCGGCAATTCAAGAAGCGGACAGTTTTTTGAGCGTATCCAGTCCTCGTGATACTTATGGCATCTCTCAATATACTCTGGATGTATTGTTTCGCCGGCCCGCGCGCGCTTGTGAATACGTTCCACACAAACATCCGGTGACGCATGAATATATACGATCCCCCCCAACGGAACATCCGTCAAGAATTCATCAAACCATAGTGTGTAAATCTGGAATTCATCATGTGAGATGTCTCCAGTATCATACAACATTTTGGCGAACACATTCCTGTCCGTTTCCACGCTTCGCTCCGTAATAATCAACTTGATTTTCGGGTCCTTCACCGCCTTACGCAGCAAAGAAAGGCGCGAAATATATGCCATCATCTGGAATTTAAACGCGTTGGCACGAATATCCTTATATAAATTCGTCAATATATTCACACCGTTCTCGTCACATACTTGATTCCATAATGCGACGGGTTCGTCTAAAAAACACACTTCATCTATATTGGGGAAAAATGACGTGCCGTCGTTGCCGCCGACGCCCATTCCATTTCTAAGATACTGTTCATATTCTTCGCATGTAGTCGATTTTCCAGACCCGATATTCCCATCAAAGCTTATAATAAGAGGAAGAGGCATTCAACAAAGACAAGTCACGGCGCTGATATACAATACACCATTATATTTAATTCAATTTACGCACGCGATTTCGGTTGTAATACTTATATGGCTAAAATTGATATAAATGTTGATACATAATGTTAATGTATTGACGTTAATTCATCTCCCTCCCCCTGAATCGAATCGATATGACTACTACCGCAACCGACACGACACTCTGTCAAGTCAAGCTTACAGGCGAAGAATGGAATGGAATAGAAATTATGGAGCCAGAAGATGAAATGCGTATCTTGAAACTTATTATTGACGGGTTTCACGATGTGAATCATGTATTCAATCTTCATATGTCTCTCCTTTCACGACTGAAAATCACGCTTACACCGGAGATCGAAGACCATTTATTTCATGAATATTTCAAAAAACGTGTCGAGCGTGTGATGAGCCAGCTGAATACACCGGTCGAGGTCGAGGGTGCGGCGGCGGCGACGACGGCTAACTTTGAAATCCGCGCCAAATCAAAGAATACGATGAAAAAGGTGGATTTGATGAGAATCCAAAATATGAATACGACATTTGGCGGTTCTGGCGATACATTCGACCATCATATCATGAATACAATAGAAGCCATCGTTGAAACAAAAAATACAACGACCTGCGGTGGTGGTGGCGTCGGTGGCGTCGGTGGCGTCGGTGGCGTCGGTGGCGTCGCCACTGGTCCAAACGAATGGATGAAGCATTATTATACGCTGAAACTCATGCTTCAGAAGTCGGTCATCGGCGTGAATTCACATATTATCGATTTTGCGAACTACGTTATCGAATTATTCAAAGACCAAGTTCAGCTCATCGGATTTCTTCGTAATGCTTATCGGTTCATCGAACAGAATGATGCCGTATTCAAATACGCCGATTTCCAATTATACGACCATCAAAAACAACTTTTCACGGTTGCGAAACGACCCGAAGCAAAGTTAGTCCTTTATATCGCACCAACAGGCACAGGGAAGACGCTTTCACCGCTCGGATTGTCGGAAAAATACAAGATTATCTTCGTATGTGCGGCTCGACACGTGGGGTTGGCGCTCGCGAAGGCCGCGATTTCCATGAAGAAACGTATTGCATTCGCGTTCGGGTGTAGCAACATCGACGATATCCGTCTTCATTATTTCGCGGCGAAGGAGGCCATTCGCGACAAACGCAGCGGACGTATTCGCAAAGTAGATAATAGCATCGGTGATAATGTCGAAATCATGATTTGCGATATTCGGTCTTACCTGCTTGCGATGCGGTATATGATGGCGTTTCATCCGCTTGACCAGCTATTGATGTATTGGGATGAACCGACCATATCGATGGACTACCCCGAACACGATCTTCATCCGATCATTCATCGCAATTGGAGCGCGAATTTGATTCCGAATGTGGTTCTGTCATCTGCTACGATGCCGCGCGAAGATGAAATCGTTGATGTGATTCAGGACTTCAAGGTCAAATTTCACGACAAGGGTGCGGAAGTATATAGTGTTATTAGTCATGACTTCAAAAAGTCGATACCGATTGTAAATCAGGGTGGATTTATCGAACTTCCGCATTATATGTTTGGTGAAGATTATGACCGTGTATTGGAATGCGTGGAACACTGCAAGACATACAAGACTCTCATGCGGTATTTCGATCTGCGTGAAATTTTGCGGTTTATTGCGTTGGTTACAAAGTCGGTGAATGACGACGACAGCGACAGCGACGGAGACAGCGACGGAGACAGCGACGGAGACAGCGACGGAGACAGCGACAGCGACAGCGACGGAGACAGCGACGGAGACAGCGACAGCGAACCCAATAACAAAAAGAAGGAGGACGACGACCCAGATACACACGATAACCGCGGCCTTATTCTAACCTCTCAGCGATACCTTCCAGAAAATATGTTTGCCGATATTGGCGAAATCACGATGACAAGTATTAAGGAATATTACCTTCTTCTTCTTGAAAATATCCGCCCGAAATATTGGCCACGAGTCTATGAAACGTTGATTGGGGTTCGTCGTCCAAAATTCGAATCCGTTGTCAATCTCTCCACGAGTGATGCGCATACACTCACCGACGGACCCACGATTTATCTTACCGAAAATGTCGATAAGGTGGCTGCGTTTATGCTTCAAATCGCAAAAATACCGTCCGTTGTTATGAGTGATATCATGGAAACGATCGATTTCAATACACGCGTTATCGAAGAACTCGCAAAGACCGAAAAGCTGATTAAGGATTTAGAAGGCGAATCTGCGGCCGAAACTAGCGGTGGTGGTGGTAGTGGTGCCGACGAGAAGAAAACGCGGAAATTCACATCAGATACTCGCGTCAATCCCGAAACGGAACGACTTCATATTAAAGTGGAAGAATTGAAGAAATCCGTCAAATATACCGCGCTTCATGAACTCTTTGTACCGAACAGGTTAGAGCATCTGAAACGTTGGACAAAACGCACCGCAATCACGAATGAATTCACGTCGTTTGTGGAAGATGAAGTGGTCGAGCAGATTATGCTTTTGAATGTCGCGACCCACTGGAAACTCTTACTTCTGATGGGGATCGGCGCAATCACGAACGCAACCGATCAGAAATACACCGATATTATGAAGACGCTCGCGAAGCATCAGAAATTATACCTGATTATCACGGCAACAGACTATATCTATGGCACGAATTATCAGTTCTGTCATGGATATATTGGCAAGGATTTAGAGGGAATGTCGCAAGAGAAGGCGATTCAGTCGATGGGGCGTATCGGACGCGGTGCGATTCAACAAGATTATACGATACGAGTGCGTCACGACGCGATTCTGCGCCATATCTTCACCGCGTTGCGAAGCTCCGAGAAACCGGAAGTGTGTGCGATGAATCGGTTGTTCGTTACGGATGCGGGGGCGGCTGATGCGTAGTGAAGCCGACGAAATTCGGCGGGGGGGGGGCTTACATTATTTTTATCACGATTATATATATTTTTTATGGATAGAAGATTGTTTTCACAACAACCATCTAGACCGTTTCCCTCTATTTCAACGTTATTTGAAGATAATTGCGTTTCATTACATAATTTTACATTATATGTTAAATATGTTCCTAATTATAGTTATTTTTCATACTATTTAGATCGCGATTTAGATTCAGCAATAAATAAAATAAGTGTTGGTATGTCGAACCCCCAAGAGATAATATGGTTAACCGACAATGAAAAATATATAATTAAAGAAATAATTAAAGTGATACAATCACTTCCGCAGGAATATTTTGGTAAGAAGACCAAAACTAGTGAGATAAATCGTAAAAAAGTATGTCCAAACTTGTTGGATTATTTACAAAGATCTGCCAATATTCATGTTTATGGTGGTAAAACTAGGCGACGCACAAATAAACAAAAAAGAAGAAAATATTATCATAAATCTAAAAAAACAAGTAAAGCACGTTATCTCAAACGTAATTAGCGACGATATCACTGACCGAACATCTCTTCAATCAGTTTCTCCATGGTATCATATTGAAATGTCCAGCCCAACTTTTCTCGTGCTTTTGTTGCGTCGCCTAATAAAAATTCAACTTCACATGGACGGAAATATTTGGGGTTTATTTTTACTCTGGTAAGACCCGTAGCAGCATCTTTGCCGATTTCATCGACCCCTTTTCCACTCCACTCGATTGTAATACCTTTTAACGCAAATGCCTTCTCGATGAAAGTGCGGATCATGTGGGTTTTTCCGGATGCGAGAACGAAATCCTCTGGCTGCTCTTGCTGAAGCATCAACCACATACCATAGACATAGTCTTTCGCATGCCCCCAGTCACGACGACTATCAATATTTCCCAATTCAATATATTCCTGTGTTCCATTTAGAATATTCTGGATTCCGCTTACAATTTTCATCGTAACGAAATTCTCTACACGACGACTACTTTCATGATTGAATAAAATTCCATTTACTGCGTATATACCGTATCCTTCGCGATACACTTTTGTAATATAATGAGCATACACTTTCGCGGCGGCGTAGGGTGAAACCGGATTAAATGGTGTGTTTTCGGTTTGAGGGGTTTCTTTCACCGCACCGAACATCTCGCTTGTACCGGCCTGATAAAATCGAATTCTATTTTTTATGGATGAGGGCAGCGTTCGTATCACTTCTAGGATGCGTAACACACCTGCGCCATCGACATCATTTGTGTATTCTGGTATTTCAAATGATATCGCAACATGGGATTGTGCAGCCAAATTATAAATCTCGAATACTTCAAAGTCCGGGTGTGTTTGAATAATATTGTGTATAAAATTCGATAATCCTGTTGTATCGGTCATGTCGCCATATCTCAGGTTGAGTTTATCGCGAATATGCTCAATTCTAGTACGCGAATATAAGAGGGATGTTCTGCGGACAATACCAAATACCTTATAGTCTTTTTGGAGTAATAATTCACTAAGATATGATCCATCTTGACCTGTGATTCCTGTGATAAATGCGAGTTTCGTCATATTTTCGTAGCGATATTGTTATTATTCATTATTCTTTATATTTTAACGAGAATGCTTTCTCGATGAACGTGCGGATGGTCTGCGTTTTTCCACACTTTGGCGGCGCGTGCGTTTACTTTTTCTTTTTTTGATTGTCTTCGATTTTCGTCTAGAACTACGCCTATCCATAAAATATAATATAGTTATTTTATATTTTATATTTTATATTTATAAACAGTAAAGAATATGTACCGTCCTCCTCGCCGCACCGCCCTCCTTGTTGGTATCAACTACAACAACAACACCGACGCCACCCTAAACGGCTGCTACAACGACGTCGTGAATGTCTCGCAGTATTTACGCACAGTTTTAGCATATCCAGCATCCTCCGTGAATGTCCTTACCGACGGAAATCGCGGTGCCGCTGGTGCCGGAACTGCCTCCGCGTTACCCCCCACCCGCCAAAATATCCTCGCGGGTATCGCCGCCCTCGTCGATGGAATGGTCGCTGGCGATGAAGCCGTATTCCATTTCTCCGGCCACGGGTCGCTCGTGCGTGATACAAATGGCGATGAAGTCACCGGACTCGACTCATGTCTTTGTCCTCTCGACTATAACGCCCCCGCATCCGCCGGAGGTGGCATCATTACTGATGACGAAATCCGCGCGCTTCTCGTGAATAAGGTGCCTCGTGGTGCGCGGCTTTATCTCATCCTCGACTGCTGTCATAATGGCACCGGATGTGATGTGCGTTATAAATACGAGGATTTCAGTTTGCTTCTTAGGCCTCCTTCCGGACGCACAGCCGCTATTTGGCGCACCCAGCAAAAAGCATTCACGAATGGTAAATATACCGACACCGTGGGCGAAGTGTTCATGATTAGCGGGTCGCGTGACGAACAAACCTCTGCCGATGCGTATATCAACAACGCCTTCGCCGGAGCACTCACTTACGCTGTTTTCGCCATTCTTCGTGCCAATCAAGCCACTATCCGCACCTATTCGTGGAGCTCGCTTCTCCGCGATGTCCGCCATTTTATGCGCGCTAATCGTTATTCACAGATACCGCAGGTGATGACCGGACAATTAATTTCTCCGGCGCGACCGGTTTTCACTTCAGTAAATAGTTTGAATTTTCGTACTACAGATCAATCTAAAAAATTACAATTTTCTTAATTCAAGTATTTTTAATTTTCTTCGTTTTTCTTGTTTTCTTCGTTTTTCTTGTTTTTTTCGACCTTCTTTTTTTATCATTTTTGCGTTTAGAACTGCCACCCGGAAAACCAAAAGCACCAGCACCAGCACCAGCACCAGCACCAGCACCAGCACCAGCACCAGCACCAGCACCAGCACCAGCACCAGCACCAGGAGCCGGCTGTAAAAAATCGAAATCAATGTCGGTTTTATTTGAAAGTAATCCGCTCTTTTTCATTACTATTGATCTTCCACTATGATTGGGGCATATTTTATGTGACTCAGAGTTTTCCGTGAAACCATATTTTGTATCATATAAATTCGTTAAGATATCTTTGGAAGTATTATCTTCTACAGATAAATATATATCTGTTTTTTGTAAATTTTGAACTGTTATTTGCTCCATAAAATATATTAACGCACTTATTACTGAATCTGTTTTTGGTTTTTTTGACGGACTTTCTACTCTACATAAATCGTTTATCCAAACTTGTGATTTCGCAACATCATTTGTATGTATTCCATAACACCAATCATATATCTGTAATGTTCCTGATGCCTTTTCGTCATGATCTAATTTGTTAACAATTATAAACGCACTTACATCAGAGTCGTATAACATTTTTTGTACATTTTCTTTACGTAAGCCTAAACAAACTTTAGTTCTATTAGTTGTTTTATCGATTATTTTTCGGGTTCCAAAATAGTCACTTATTTCTAATTTTTCAGATGGATTATATGGTTGTAAATATAGAACATAATCATATAGTTGTCCGTTGTGTTTGAAATTACCGTTAAATTTATTTTGTTGAGAACTATTATTAAAATTTAAAGCTGGCATATATAGTATGATAACAAATAAAAACATTTCAATATTCTAAAAAAATTGAAATGTTTTTTTTACAATATGCCGAATACAGCGACTCAAGCAACAAACGAACGAACAACACAGAAATAATGGCCGTAAATCCCAAATTGGCAACCCTTATGCGTGTGATTGACGACAACCAAGACAAAATGACCGAAGGCGAATATCTCGAGGCGATGAATGCTTTGGCCGCACTCCATCGTGAAGTTCCAGCTGCCGCCGCCGTACCACCACCGCCGCCGCCGGCGCCTCCTTCCTACAACGCATCTGCCGCTGCTGGGTTATTTGCGCCTCAAGTGCCAGAAGTCATGGGTGGCAACCTTACGGAAATGTCTGCGTGGCAGAATGTGAGAACCCACCACCCGGACCCTTTCCAAAACCGAATTTCCGCGGAAGAATGGATGGCGTTGTCGTACGAAAACCGGTTTCGTCTCCTGCGTGAAGCGAAGGAATATTTTGTCGGCAAAAAAGAAATTTCACACCGCACACCAGAACCGTCGGTTTGCCCCTTCATCACGCGACACGCTGTCGGATTGTGGAGTGATGAAGACGATGGCAACACGAACTGGGAATGTGTGTGTGGATACACAGGAAAAGTGAAGAACTGGAAAAAACACGAGCAAAGCGAGCGTCATCAAGAGTGGGCCGCTCATCGCACAGTAAGCCGACGCAAAATACAAAAAATGAAAGCGTCCATCAAGGACGACGAAGTTGGCCACTTTATTCGCTTCGCAAGTTACGCACCGAACCCGGATGGACTGTATCCCGGCGGAATTCGTTTCTATCCCGTTTGGCAGGACAAAAATGAATGGACACATCCCGAGCTGTTTGCGGAGTTTCATCGAAGCCCGATTCCGGTGTTTCACTTGGATGAATGCGGCAACGTCGGTGAGACCACGACAACGTGGTTTGTTCATCGCAGAAACATTTGGGCCAGGCAGTATGTTCAGTAAGGGGTAAGTAAAAATATGTTGTGTGTGTGTGTGTATAATCTAACACTTTTTTATTAGTTCTCTCAATAAGAAAATAAAAGGTGTTAGTTTCACACACACTCTACTTACATTTACAAGCGTTGATGCTCGATATACTTAGATATGATTTTCCGTATCGACCTTTCACACAAATCGG